TGGATATTATTATATTATAAAAAAACTCAAAAGTCAAGTCTTTTGTTGATATATTTTAAAATTTTCTATTGCTGTTATTAGTTGTGGGATATAGTCATCAACTGTTTTTACGAATATCTGAGGTATACCATTATCAGGCATAATGAATATTACCAGTTGATCACAGGGGATATTGGTTCTTTCTGTAAACATCTTTGCATATGCAGTTCCTTGAATGAAATAATTCTCAATCCATTCTTCCTTCTTCTCTTTGTTAGAAGTTTTGAAATCTACAACAGATGTTATTCCTTCGTATTCAGCAATCATATCTACGGCACCAGCTACTTTATACTCATCTGAATATAAGTAATCTTCAATACAGTAAATATCACCGACCTTTTTTTCTAGTATCTGAACTGCTTCACAGAACAGAAACCATACAGCAGGATTTTTTGCAAGTGCAGCTCCACTAAAAGAAGAAAAGTCATCAATCTCATTTAGGAAATATTTTTCCAAGAGACTATGAAATTGTGTTCCTCTAGTAGTTGACCTTTTTGTTATTCTATTGGCTTCTTCATTACCTACCTTCTTTCTCCATTCTAGAATCCCTTCTTTATTCCGTATAGATAGTACGGATGTTATAGAGGGATAGGAGCCATTAGGTGTTTCGTAATGTCTATTACCACCAACATTTGTTCTCACAAGTTTAGGTAACTCAGGAATGAGTTTCCTATCATAATTTTTCAATATCATTATTTACTTACAAAACCATTTTTATAAACTACCTTACCGCCTGTTTTAAGTGCAGTAAGAATTTTCTTACGATTTCCCATTAAGTTGTAACTACAATGTACCCATCCACTATTAGGATTGACTCCATCATAGAACTCTAAAATGAGTTGGTCAAATTCTAAATTATTTGCAATCCATTTTGCAAGGTCAGGGTTTGGTGTTGAAAACGATTCAAAATCAGCTGCCTGGCCATTGCAATGTTGACTTGTTTTTGACCCGCCAACTTTTGCATTTAATGCAGGACTTCTGTAGCCTGAATTGATTGTAATAACTCCAAACTCATCTCTTACTGGTTGTAAAATACGAATTGCAAGATGTGTTAGATTTACAAGGTGTATATCACTAGGTGAATTGTCTACATTTAATCGTTCTGCTGTTGCACTCTTGACCATTTCTGAGAGTGCAAAATTCTTTGATAATCTTATAGTCTCAGCCATGTATCACTCCATCTTCTTGTACAATATCCACTTTACCTGAGTTTGGGTCATATTTAACCTTGAAATTTAATTCAATAGGTTTCAATGTTCCGTCCTTTAAGGATATTGGTAGTTTACCTTCTACTGCACCTTGAAGTGCTTCTGTTGCACTTTCAAATTGATGTGCAGGGTCACTTTTAATTAATTCATCTAATTCTTCTTTTGCATCATCTGGAAGAATATCATCTATCATCTTCTCAACGTGCTCTTTCGCTAGATCCTGAGCCTTGTCAACAACAAGACTAGAAACTACGTTAAATAGTAGCATTGGTAACATTATTTTCTATCTCCTAATCCAGTATTATATTTTTGGATGATATAGGAACGGACAAGACCACTTCTCACTATATCACCTATATCAAACTCACATGAAAAGAATTCATCCATTTCGTTGATAATTTTTATGAACTGACCTAATCCTGCTTTTTCTTCATCTTCTCTTAGGTCTGTCTGGTCAAAATCTCCTGAGAACATAATCTTAGAATCTTGACCAACTCTGGTCATAATAGTATCTAGTTCGTGGAAGTTTAGATTTTGACATTCATCTACAAGGACAATAGAATTATCTAACGTAATCCCTCTCAAAAAGGATGTTGATAAGAATGAAATATTTCCTTGTTTCTTTAATTCCTCATACAACATATCAAACTGCTCAGGTGCTGAGAGTTTGAACATGAATCGTAACATATTGTCGTAGGGAACTTGGTATAAAGAACTTTTGTCTTGGTCATCGGTAGGCATAAATGCAAGACTTCTAGTAGGCATTAAAGACCTTACTATGTGTATGCAGTTATAATTTTTTGAAGGGTCTAGAACTTCCTTAATTGCATTATAAAGAAGTACGAAAGTTTTTCCTGTACCAGCAGGCCCATATAAGAACATATTCTTTCCGGCCTCGTATTGACTAAAAACCTCAAGTTGATTTTTAGTAACCCCCTTCATCTCAACTAACTGGTCATGAGTAAACATTTGTGTTTGCATAATTATACATCTAAGTTAGAGCCTGGGTTCTGGCGTTTTATTTCTTTTAATCTATCTTTCCATCCATCACTAGTATGTCTGCGAAAAGAATCCCTCATAGAAATCTGTGAGGGGAATTGTGGTACTATTTGTATGTCACAGAGAGTATCATCAGCTGATGTAGTTTCTCCACATTTTTTTGGATTTTCACATGGAATGTGTCTATCCGCTATTTTATGAGTTTCTTCAAACTCTAGTCCACAATTATTACATTTATATTGATATGTTGGCATTATATTTTGTTGCAAAAAGTTTCACCAAGCTGTGTTCTAAGTCGCCCATAAATTTTTTTCCATCTGGACTTAATTTTTCATTATTTTCTAACCAATGGATTATGTCCGTCATTTTGGAAAACTCTGAGTATTTCTCACTCTTTGGCCAACTATGAACACATTCTTGTGTAATATCTTCAAGTTTTTGAATTTTCATTTGTCTATGCAAATTTTTAAGATCCATTACTATCTATAAAAGATATGATCTCCAATTCTCCCTACTTTTGGGTAAACTTTTGACCATCGTGGACTAACCTCAAATGTATGATAAAATCTTGCACCTTCTGTATAGTCTAACCCTTCGGCCTTTATTTTACCATACTTAATCATTGCAAGGTTCGCAGTCTTTTGCACTTCTTTCCATGCACGTTGATTGCGAACTTCATCTGAGTTTCCATCACAGTACCAGCTGAATTGACATCTGTCACGTTTTGGAAATCCACTCGCTGTATGTATTCCCTCATATACCACATCACATATGGTATTGGGGAATGCAGAGTCATGTACTCTATTCAGAGTCACTAATGCTACTGCAAATTGTCCTACAAATGGTTCATTTCGAGCTTCGAAATATATGTTCTTTGCAAGACATTCGTGTTGTTTTTCTCTATCTGCCATCATAGTGGTGTAGGATTGGTAAGTCCATACATTTTCTATGTTTTTTGTATTTGTGGAACTTCCAACAGAAACCACAGAAGATAGAATCAAAGCAACAGCTATGAACAATTTCTTCATATTACTTCCTTAATATGATCTTCAATCTTTCTTAGAATATAGGTACTCCTAGAACAATGATAACCGCAGATCGTTAAACGGCTAAACTCTAAATTATATAAAGGGGAATTTAATCGTGGAGAGATATAAGAATATCTTCGCCATACATTCCGTTTCGGATTTGCATATCTAGGACTCCCTATAAAAAGATTGTATTATATTTATACACCTTTTAATCTGAAGTTGTCATCCCAATTAAAAGCCCTTTTACATACAGGAGCAGATAATCCTTTATATCCATCTGTATTATTCTTATTCCATGCTAACTTTTTATCCTTTACTTTGCATAATAATTTAGCTTCATCTTTATGTAATCCTTCTAACAGTCTGATAAACATACGTTCTCTAACTGTTGATTGATGAGTTTGAGCTCCCTTTATAAAGTTATAAAGTTTATCACCAGTAGTTCTTAACAACATATGTTCTGTTCCTTCTGGTGCTTCATTTTCTTGAAAAGGTGGTGTACCTTCTGGTAAATCTGATTCTATATTTGGGTCAAAATTCCATTTCAAAATTTGTCTTAAAGCAGGACAATCTTCTTCTTTCAAAATTGCTTCCTTTTCATCAGTATCTTTTGCTTTATGAACTCTAGTTAAAATTTCACTTAATAGTGGTTCTCTAACTCTAATTGGTTCTGGTTTTTTTGAAGTAAGTTTTGCTCCTTCTTCAGTACTTAAACTTCTACTAGCTCCTGTTCCACCTTCAATTACTGGTTGTGCCATATTAAAATTCTCCTATGTCTTGTATTAAATTATTGAGTTTCTTTTCAACAAAAAAGTTCAAAAGACCACTCCTTTTTCCTTTCGGATTTTCATTAAATTGTTGTTTAATTTTACCAACTATATCTAATGGTGTATACTGTAAATCAATCAATTTCATATTTCTATGATAATTTCTCAACTGTTCTTCAGTACAAAAATCTACTGGACTTTCACCCAGCCATGATTCTACTTTTTTCTTAGACAATGGTTTTTGTCTAATCTTATCTACGATACAATTATCAGATGATAGAAAATTTGGAATACCATCTGATGAATCCCCTCGCATGATATGTTCTTTTAAATAATTATATGGGTTCTTTGTTGTTACTAATTTCTTGGTGATAGGGCTGTATTGTTTTACGTTTTTGTGTACTTGTAGTTGTATAAAATCCTTATCACCAGAAATTATCATTACCTTTTCTGTTCCCGCTTCTCTTGAAAGAACACCTATAATATCATCTGCTTCTGCTTCATCAATCTGTATATACTTGTATGGAAAGAATTCTTTAAGTTCTGATTTGATGGTATCAAGACAACCAAATATTTGTGACCAATCTCTATTATCTGCATCACGATTAGTTTTTCTAGCTGCCTTATATTGAGGAAAGTGTTCCCTTCTCCAAGAATGTCTACCATCACAACATAAGACCAACTCTCCATATTCTTCATGATATTTTGACCTATACATCCTGAGACTGTTCAGAATCATATGTCGAACCATATCAATATCAACTTCTGATTGGTCTTTACCCATTGACATCATTGTAGATGCCACCATTATTTGGCTCAAATCAATTAATATCATTGTTCACTTGTCCATACTGTTTGAATGTCTGGATACCAAACACCTTTAGTTCGTTTCGGTGTACCATCTGGATTATAAGCCATTGCTACACATTTCCATTGAGTTTTCTTTTCCTCATCATCACCCATATAATCAGAAATCCAATCCCCTGTTCTAAGGTAATGTTCCATAAACCGAATATATGCCTTTGCATTATCCGCATGAATTCTATCTGCAATGGATTGTTTTGGAGATGCCCCTCTCCTGCGGGAATTGGTAAGAAATGAAGATGCTTTATCCTTATTATGTTTAATCGCTTTCTTAATAGATTTCAATGACAAGGGGTCATCATCTGGTTTTGATAACACTATTGGATGTACGTTCTTATACTCCGCTGGTGCTTTCTTCTTTCGTGCAGCGTCTAACTGGTCACGCAGTTGTTGTTTTCGTTCTTCACTCAGTTTCTTTCTCATAATATGCCATCATAAATTTGAGTTACCACAAACTCAATCATCTCTTTTGGTTGCAAAATAAGATCATTGATTTTGATTGGTTCGGGCCCAGTATAGGTAAACCACTTTTCAAATTGTCCATGTCCTATGTAAAGGTCTTGAACAAATCCATATTCCAAAGCTATAAGATCTGTATAAGAATATTCCTCAGAATCTATTTTAGCAATTTCATGTATGGTTGGTACTGAACCATTATCAATAAGACTTTTTAATACTTTAAGTCTTTTATTCATTTTCCCTTATAGTATAACATTATAAAAATGAAATGTCAAGTTTTTTCTTCCATTAATGTAGAAAAATATCTGTTCATAATATTGTCGTTGTAATATAACTTCTCGCCTTTATCATCAACAGCTTCTAACACGTTATGGTTGAATAACAATTTAGTTTCATTATAATTTACCTGACCTTTCTTTTTCCAAAGACCAAGTATTTCTCTCTTGAATCTGGCTCCCCCAAATTCCTGTACTAAATGTTGAACTTTTTTAGATGAACTGTAATAGGTTTTCCAATCGCTCTCTGAACGTACTCTCCTTCTCTGACCTTTTTTCTTTCGATTCTGATGGAAGTATTTTCTTCCAATATACATTTTTCCATTTTTAAGGTCTGTCAAAAGATAACAAAAACCAAAATAATCTTCTATATTTTCACTTTCAAATGCTACACCATCGTATAGCCAAGGATTCTCGTAACTCATAAATACTCCACTTAGGAATATTTATGTCAGTAATAATCTTCCTCATCTTCATCATCATAATAATCATCTTCTATATCAATATCTTCTGCTCCACAAAAAGGACAAAATCCGATTTCGTATCTTGCGACATTCAAGTTATGTTTCAAACTGAATGTCGCATTGCAATCCTTGCAATCTATTTCTAAATTTTCTGCCATAAAACTTGCTATTAAATAATTTCACAACTGTCACCAGAACACGCAACAGTTTGCGCTCCTGTAGTATTATCTTCTGCCTCATATTTAGAAAGTTCAGAATAGTCAATAATTGGGAAATTTGCAAGCATTTCTTCATAAGTTTTTTCGTCAATTTCCTCGTAAGGGGCAAGTTGATAGATGTGGTCATCTTTAGGTAAGAAACTCACCCCCACTAAATCATCGAAATTTTCATATACAAAACTACCAACCTCAAACCATTCATCTGGCTTGACATAGATTGTAGCTGATACTGTATGTTCTGTGTAATTATGTTTTATCTTTAACCATTGTTTTAATTGAGAAATTGCATCAACATCTTTCACCATCACAGAACCTTCTGGTGCTTTTACTGGAAATTCACATACCCATGTCATTGCAGATTCTTCTGGTTGTCCTACTTCTGGATGAAATTTCACTCCTTGATCTCTCATCATTTTG